TACCACTACCAGAGAAGGGTGCTTCAGGCACTCGCGGGGCTGGTGGCTTTTTACCAAGCAGTCGCTCTGACTCAGCTTGGCTTTGGTTAGGACCTTCGCCTACCTGCTCAGCTCGTTTCTTAGCTAATGCTGCCAGTTTCGCTTCTCTCTCTTTATTGCCATCTCCACCACCAGTAGCTCCACCAGTTTCACCAGCAGAGGGAGTAGCCATAGAACCCATAGTAACCCACTTACCGTCTTTCCACTCTTGTGTAACCCTATCTGTTGACTGGTATGCTTGACCATTGGAGTCATACTTAGTGACAGGAACATAGATGTCACGGGTACGGTTCTTACTCTTAAACTCAGCCTCTGCCATAGTCATGTCTTCAGCTTTCAGCTTACGAGCCTCATTCAAAGCCATCAGATACTGTTTACCCATACCCGGCTTGTCAGCTAAAGAATCAGCCACTGCTTGCATCTTTTCCGCTGGTGTGCCTTTAACAGCATTACCAGACTTAATAGCCTCATCTAGGTATGCAGCCTCAACCTCACCAGCAACCTTACCACCAAGCAGCCTACCAGCACCCATGCCAATCATAGTACCAGCATTCTGACCCATAGAGATAACTTGCTGTAATAACCCCTGACTACCCATCTGAGTAGGGGAAATCATCATGGAGTCTAACGCTGCATTGCGTAGTTGTTGTGGGCTTTGAGTACCAAATAACCCTAAAATTTCACTAGCCATGTTAGCTCCTTAATAAGTCCACATACCACTACCAATAGGGTCTACAGATGTTGCTGCTGGAGTCCCAAAACGTTGTCTCATCAAAGATGTGCCAAGGTTACCGAACATACCAGCGCCAGCCAAGCCACCAGCAAGGTTAGCTTGAGCCGCAGCCTGACCACCAGCCAACAGAGCTTGTGCTTGGTTAGCTCCAGCGGTAGCGGCACGGTTACCAATGTCAGCACCAATCTGCAAGGGCTTCAAACCATACTCTTCGATACCCAAGCCAGTCTGTAACAAGCCAGTGCCACGAGCAATGGCGCGGTCAATGTCTGCTTGAGCCATCTGTGTTGATGATGCAGCAAGCTGTTGATCTAGTTGTGCCCTAGCTAAATCACGCTGATACTGTTCTGGGTTAACATACCCTGTACCAGCCCCTGCACCCATTGCAGCACCTGACAGCCCTAAACCGATACGACCACTCTGCAACTGCTGCTGACGTAGGGCCATGTCTTCTGCACCTCGACCGCCTTGTTGTAGAGCCATCTGTTGGTTATAATAGTTTTGAGCTGCTTTGGTAGGGTCAGACTCAATCTGTCCCATAAACTCGCCAGCCCCACCGTACATAGCATCACGAAAAGCTTGTAGTGTTGGGTCAAGAGTATAACCAGCCTCTTGCTTATTCTCATCAAAGTAGCTAGTACCAAAGCCAGTCGAGATCGAGTAAGGCTTAAACTTAGCCGCCTCAGCTGCAATTCTAGATGCCTCAATGTTAGCCTGTGCCGAATCTCGTGCGGCTGATCTGGCTTGACTAGCGCCAAATAAACTCAAACCAATTGGAAGAAGTGTTTCCCACATATATAATCCTTAATAAGTTCCACCGTCAACAGTAGCACCATTGAGTGTCACCATTGTTACTGTACCTGTAAACGTAGGGCTTTGGATGTTAGCTTTACTGTTAACGGCTGTTTGAATAGCATCAAACTCATCGTTAATCTCAGTACCTTTTACAATTTTATTAGGGTCACCTGAGAGTAGAGCATCCTTAGCTGCGAAATCCGTAGCCTTTAAATAATTAGCCATTAACTCATCCTTCCTGTTTTAACAAACATATCAATCTTCTGGACTGACAACTCATTACCGTTTACATCAGCCTCAAAGCCGATTTGAATTGTATTACCACTACCGCCTACGCTACTCTTAATTGAGTCTAAAATAATACCAAAAGAAAACTCAGCTATGTTATACTCATCTACTCCATACTCAGCTACATCCCCTGTTATAATGGTAAAAGGATATGATCGTGGAGCTTCTTGATAATCAAAGTTAGTCTTAATAACAAATGATTGGTTACTACCCCCAATAACTGTTGCACTAATTTGCTTCAGTATTTTATTAGTAGTAGACGCCCCCATGTCTAAATAATGAGAGAAGTAACGTAAACGGTAAGCAATCCCATTATCAGAATAGCCAAAATACCGACCAATCCCGTTAGGCTTACCAAGCATCAATTCTCTATCACGCCGACGAAGAAAAGCAGTGACTGGGTAAGAGTACCAAACAGTAGTACGGGCAGAGCCATCTTCCAATGCTTGTCGCATATCTAAACAATAGACAGTTTCAGTAGAAGGAAACGACAAGAGGTAGAATGAGTTTAACTCAGAATAGATAGCTCTAACACAATCTAAATTACCTATGTTCGCTCTTTCTTTTTGGACATCCTTAATTAAATCATCCCGTACATTCTTGCTTAAATCCCGCATAGGCAAGGACTTTTCCTGAATCAAACGACCTAAACTACGTACACCTGTATCTGATAGGAAAATTAGATCGTTACCAGTATTTTGTACAGAATCACGAGCTACACAACCAACACCAGAAATAATATCAGACAAGGCAAAATTACCTAATGGGTTCTCAGCACCTTGATATATAACAATGTTTCGTTCACAGAAAATGATTAAAAAACCATTGTGAACAGCCAGAGCTACAATTGTATCTACGTTGTTAGGTAAGACGGCAGAAATATTTAATGTTCCACTTGTTCCTCCGAAGAAGGCGGGGAAATTAGCATCTGCAATGTCTGTTGTCCAGTAAACAACTTCGCCATCATGTGCCCAGAAACGACCATAAGCAGCTATAACATCTCTAGGGTAGCTTACCCCAAAAGAAAAAACAGGTGAAATATCTGTCCAAGTTACACCCCTTAACTCGTAAACTTTGTTCTCATCTTGTACTAGATAAGTTGATGTTGGTAAGAGTGGGAGATTAGTAGGACTAGAAATTTCTCTAGGTGTGACATCCTCCCAAATTTCATCTACAGGATTCCATTCAAATAATTTGTGAGCGTCATTAGTTAAAAAAGCAAAAGGTGAAATTGGAAAGTCAGCTTGCTGCGTTACAGATTCAAAAGGCTCAAGAACCCAAGCTGAGGTAGCTCCATCCCAACGATAAACCTCATCTGTAGATGTAACAATGTACAGAGCACCATCGGTAGCGGAGGCGGGTAGATCAGCTACAAGCGTAACACTAGGTAAAGAACTATCTACCCAAGCAGAACCATTCCAGCCAAAAACTAAATCATCTTCTGTGACGTAGTAGTCAACAGCGGGAGGTGTAATCAAATCAGCTTGAGTCGGAATTACTGTTGGAGTTATATTAACCCAAACAGAACCATCCCACTCCCAAACTTGATAACTATCAATAGTCAAGTATCTATCGTTAGTAAGTGGTACTTCAGGTAAATCATCAAATGTAGCTACTGAATCGTCTACCTGAAGTTTCTCAATAAAGTGTTCATAAATATTATTAAAATTTGTTGTAGCGCCCTCAGAGTAAACCAGAGGTATATGGTTTTTCTGCACAACCAAAGAATAATCGTATAAAGAAGCACCTTTCCAATTATTATCAGTAATTGTAGTTAAAGTAGGTGTTATATTAACTAAAGAATCCCCATCAACACCTTGTTTAAATAACTTATTATTACCAGCAGATAAAACAACAGAAGTATTATCGGCGTTGATATGCTCTAATAAGAAGCTAATAGAAGCCCCTGCGAGTTCGGTAATCCCTGAATCAGTACGCATCTGCCAGCCCTTACGTGAGCCTAGACGACCATACTTATCAATAACAACGTTGTCAGTAAGTTGAGCAAAGTTGGGTGATAGGGTAACACCACTCTCTTGGGTGTTAAGCCCGTAGAATCCGGGAGAGACTACCGAAAGTGTTTCAAGTTGTTTCATACGCTATACCAAATAGTGTCCTCTGGGTGACGAGCCGCATCCAGAGCAATCTCATCTGCCAATGCCGACTGAGCAGCAACATAGGCGTTCATACTTTGTTGACCACCATCTTCACCACGTTCCTCAATTGCCATTGCTGTGGCTAACAGGATAATGGGACGGGTAGGTAGAACAATGGTATCAGAATCATTCTCTAACGGAACATTGCGCTGAGATACGTTAAACCGCAAAGCATAAACAGCATTAGGGACAGGGTAAATATCAACCTGAGTATCACCATCAGCACTGACACCGTTGAAGTTGTAGTAGAGTGGAGTACCACTTTGAGGGCTAGCTGTTAAAAACTCCCTGTTAAACCAGTAAGCATCCTTATACTGCATCTCAATGTTATCGGAATCATTCCAGACATCTAACACCTTGAAGTTATTTCGAGAGCCATTCAGCTCATAGTTAAATGTTCCGGGTGTAGTAGTTAGCGTAAGGGTAGTTCGTAAAGCACTCCAGTCCCAAGCCACTTCAACCTGACTCTTGGATTCATTAACAAAATCTCCAATCAGACGAGCATAGCTGTTAGAGTTACCAACACCTTGCACTGTAGATGCTTCACTTTCCCGCAGTCGCCGTAGCACCGCATTGACAAGTTCTAAATATGTCATTTGTTTCTTCCTTTGTTGCTATTATACCACAGATTTCAATTTTTGTCAAGCTTATTCGCCTTCAAAAGCGTAAAGAGGCAAAGATTTTATTAAGTCGAATGTGGCGATAACGTCCATAGCACCTGTGTTTGTAATTGTTAAGGCGTCACCCTGTTTCATAATTAGCTCACCATTGGTAAACTGATCTGAAGTCCCACTGCCTAATGACTTACCGTATGCAAATCTAATGTTGTGGCTTTCTATAGCGTGTAACCAAGCTAAATCGTATGAGCTAGTGCTGCCAGAAGTGTTAGTAACAAATACCATGGAGACAATTGCAATGAAGCCATTGGGGACAGTAAAGATGTTCTGTGCTGTACCTGTAGCGAATGATTTACCTACTGAGTGTTTCATTACCAGCCACCATAATTAAAACCAGCAGCAGCGTTACCACCACCAGCACCAACACTACCCGATCCACCAAAAGCACCAATACCAATCCCTTGTGCTTCTAAAGCTTGGGCTGCTTGCGAGTTTGCAATGGCGTCTGCAATTGCTGCGTCTGAGACCATACTGTCAGTTACAGGTGCTTGGTTGTTCACATGATACGCTTTCTCTTGAGGAGTCATTTGATCCCAAGGTGTTGCATAGCTTTGTACAGGTGGGCTAAAAAGACTTTGTATTCCTTTTATAGCAGTAAGACCCGGTGTAAGCAGTTCTAAAAGTTGCATTGGTACTTGTTGACGTGCGTGTACTTGTTCTGCTAGAATTTGGGCTTGAACAGCTTCTTTAGACATTGTTTTACCCAGTTCTGCTTCTCTTTCTCCCCAATAGTTTTGACCAGTATCTTCACTACCGCCAACACCTCCACTCATCATACCCGATTTAAACTGGTCAGCTTCACGGCGCTTACGCTCTTCCTCATCTAACACCAGTTGATCACGAGCTTGAATATCCCTAGACTTGTAGAGGGGGTTCTCACGGTAACGAGCGTTATCATCTGTCATAGAGGTAACAGAGAGCATAGGGTTACCATTCACTTTAGGTAACACACTCATTACGTCTTTAACATAGTCGGCAAATGAAGCCATTATCTCTTCCCCTTGTTAACTTTAGCACGTTGGTTACGTTCAGGCAACTTACGCTTTTTAGGTTTTTCTTTTTTCATTAACATATTAACCACCCTTCATATCAATTATTAGTACGATAACCCACCAGATAAACCCGATACCAGTCGATACAATGGTTAAGGCTAACCCATTCCACAAGAGGTTCTTACGCCTCTGCTGTTGCTTGTAAACTGTTCGCTCACGTTCCTCTTTAATGGTACGGCGCATCTGGATCATCTCCCGATACACCTCCACCCCATAGCGATAGGTGATAAGCTCTCGTAACTCATTCTCCATCTGCTGCACCTTCTGCCTATGGACGACAGCCTGAAAAGCCTCTTCCTCCACAGAACCTCCGCTGAGCAGCTTACGAAACAGAGGTGGGTTCTTCGCCTCTTCCTCTGCCTTGTTGATGTCGCTAACACCCTGAAAAAACTTCCCGAAGTAGCCAACGCAATCTTCAATCTCTCGACCAGCCTCGACAGCCTTCTTAATCATGTTGAAGGCTCCAGTGGCTAACGCGAAGGCACTTACGGGGTCAATCATTTTCTATACTCCGAAATCATAAATGAGAAAGCTGTAACAACACCAGCAATCCAGAGGAGTGGTTTAGCCGCCCTAGCCAACCACTCTAACACGGTGAATGCGCCTTGAGCGGCAGAGAAGGCTTTAATAACCTGCTCTGTCTCATTGTTCAGCTTATCCACCTTACTCTCGACTGCCACAAGTCTGTCATAGATTTCCTTGTGGGTGACTTCTTCCATTTATCACTCCGGTTTTGTGGGGAACGTGCAGTTGGTTAATACATGACGTTTCTCATCCTCATTCCACATAAAAGAAGGATTGGGGTATGTTGTCGTAATGTCCAATAAGGCTTGACGATATGTAGCCCATGCGTCTTGTTGTTCAGTCGTCAAGTCATTCCAGCGCAATGGGTTTGACACGATTGGGTCTACTTCGGTTGCCAAGCGGTTATTACGTTCAGCGCGTACCACGTTTAGAGCCTCTTCGCCTGTAATATTGGCAGGTGGCGTATAGGGGGCTACTGCGCCAAACTCACCAGCAACACAACGTTCAAAGATTTCATGTGTATGCGGGTAGTCACCAGAAGCGATAGCAGAAAATGGGACAAACTCTTCAATTAAGTCATCAAAGTCAACTTCGCACTCAATAATTGTTTGCTCAAAATTAGACCACTTGGGATTTTTAACTTCTTTATATTTCATTTCTTATCCCTTAACTAACACGAACAAATAAATATGGTGCAGACACATTGTTTTGAGACGTTGGATCAGTGCTTGATCTAGCAGAACTCATTATTCGCCATGTCCCCGAATACCCTGCTGATGCGACATTTGGTGCGGCTAAAAAAGAAAATGGATCACGCCGCCCACTTCCTCCAACATTTAGCAAACTGGAACCACTAACAGTACCGCCCGGATTGCGTTGACTGTTAGAACTAAAATAATCGTACAGACTAGTTGAACCGCCAACAAAATAAGAACCAATGTCATTAGTTCCTGTATTTGTAATAGCACCAGTCTGGCCGTTTAGACTACCAACACCGCCAGCAGGTAATGCGCCCCAAGTACGATCTCCAAACAAAATAGTGCTACCGTTTGCCGTACCAGTGCCCAGAGCAGTCGTTGGAATTGAATCCGTTGTCGTACCTGTTACATTAGTTGCATTAGTTGCGTCAGTTGCATTAGTTGCGTTAATTGCATTAGTCGGTGTAATTTCTACAATACTACCGCCGCTGTCTTTTGTGTACAGTTTTTTATCTGTAACGTTGACAGCTAATTCGCCTTGGGTTAAGTCACCAGAAACAGGGATAGCTTCTGCTAAACTACTGTTTTTGGTTATTATTGTGTTAGCCATTAGTAAATTCCTTTATCAATTATTTCTTTGTGAGTTACTTCTTCCATATAGCACCTTATGGCTTAACAGCCCATTCAACAGACCAAGGAAAACCTTCTTGTAAACTGATGTCACGTAACGCTTGTCGATAAGTAGCCCACGCTTCTTTATCAACAGGAGCATCAGAAACTTGCGTCCAATCGGTTTCGGTTAACAACCTATCTCTGTAACTACGCACATTAGCAGCAGCTACATCTTCTGGTAATTCTATCGAAACCCAAACTTGAGTCCACACCCCATTAACTTGCTGTATAGATTGCGACTGCCTATGAGTCTTACTATCTATAGTTGGTGCGGGTGTCTCTACAATTTTGAACACATTGAACTCAGATAACAGATCAGCCGTTGGCGCTGCTGGAAATGATGTGTCAGGGTTTTCCACATGTAAAGCCCCCATTGAGTATGGGAACTTAGTCACAACGTTATTTATAATTTTTGCGTACATATTATTCCTTATACAAAGTCGTAAGACCAGATAGCATCTGTTGAACTCCCAACAATATACATCTTTAGCCCATCAGGTTTAAAGAATAACGCGCCAGGGGTTCCTTCTTGTGCTGCAACAGAAAAGTTTTGTGAATAAACTGCGGTGCTTACGTCCCATGCAGTTGATAGATTATACTCATTGACATCATCGCCTAGAGACCCAATAACATACATCTTTAGCCCATCAGGTTTAAAAAAGACTCCAAGTGCAGTTCCTTCTTGTGCTGCAACAGAAAAGTTCTGAGAATAACTAGCAGTGCTTACGTCCCATGCTGTTGATAAATCATATTCATTGACATTGTCGCCACTAAATCCAATAACATACATCTTCAGCCCATCAGGTTTAAAGAAGACTCCATTTGGGAATGTTTCTTCTGCTGCAACAGAAAAGTTCTGAGAATAACTAGCGGTACTTACATCCCATGCAGTTGATAAATTGTACTCATTAACATTATCGCTTGTACTCCCGATAACATACATCTTCAGCCCATCAGGTTTAAAGAATAAATCGGTAGGGTTTGCTTCTTGTGTTCCAATATAAAAGTTCTGAGAATAACTAGCAGTGCTTACGTCCCATGCAGTTGATAAATCATATTCATTGACATCATCGCCTATAGTCCCAATAACATACATCTTCAGCCCATCAGGTTTAAAGAATAACCCGGTAGGGTTTGCGTCTTGTGTTCCAATATAAAAGTATTCTGTTGTAGGGTATGTAAAGCTAGCGGTACTTATATCCCATGCTGTTGATAAATCATATGGAAAAACAGTATTACGACCAGACCCAATAACATACATCTTTAGCCCATCAGGTTTAAAGAAGACCCCACTTGGGCTAGTTTCTTGTCCTGCAACAGAAAAGTTCTGAGAATAACTAGCAGTGCTTATATCCCATGCAGTTGATAGATTATACTCATTGACATCATCGCCTGAAGACCCAATAACATACATCTTTAACCCATCAGGTTTAAAGAAGACTCCAGTTGGGGATGTTTCTCGGTCTTTAACAGCAAAGAGCTGAGAATAACTAGCGGTACTTATATCCCATGCAGTCGATAAATTGTACTCATTGACATCATCGCCTGAATTCCCAATAACATACATCTTTAGCCCATCAGGTTTAAAGAAGACATCTTGTGGGGTTATTTCTTGTCCTGCAACAGAAAAGTTCTGAGAATAACTAGCAGTGCTTATATCCCATGCAGTTGATAGATTATACTCATTGACATCATCGCCTGAAGACCCAATAACATACATCTTCAGCCCATCAGGTTTAAAGAAGACTCCAGTTGGGGTTATTTCTTGTTC